TGATGTTCAACTTATTAACAGATATTCTTACTTGAGAGATCAATTAAATAAATCATATCAAAAAGAACAAAAAACTGGTATCATATCTGACAAACAAGCACCTAATTTTATTACTAAAGAACTATATGAACAATATATTGATCACATTGAAAAATTACCTGATACATTAAGTAATCTTACTTTATTATCTATTTTAAAATTATATCAGTTCTTACCTACAAGAAATGAATTAGCAGAACTCAAAACTATATCTAAAGAATATTTTAATTTGATGGATGAAGATAAAAGAAGAAAAAGTAATTGGGCTGTATTTACAGATAAGAATATTACATTAGTTATCTATAATTATAAAAATGATAAAGTATATGGTGTATATAAAGAAAAATTACCTAAATCTCTGGTTAAAATTATTAACAAAATGGTAGAAAAAAAAGATGAAATGTTTCCTGATTCTGATAATAGTTTATTTGTGAATTCAAGGGGAACACCATTAACTAAAAATTCATTATCTCAACTGCTTATTAGGTCATCTGAAGAATATTTTAAAGATACAGAAGATATCAAAGGTAGGATATCAACAACTATGATTCGGAAAATATATGCGTCTGACTTATCAGCAGAGAAAAATGAACAACAACAAAAATTAGCACAGAAGATGAAACATTCTGTTGATACACAGAATTTAGTATATGTAAAGAAACCTAAACCGACTTAATATTTAGACTATTTAATATGGTGGAGCAACATACGATTCACCTGTCTTAGTCTGTCTTGTTCGAAATTGTTTTCCAGTTACTTTTTTAGCACCACCTCTTTTAACTCCACTACCAGATGCTCTAACATTGTTACCCCCAGTATTAATATTTCTTTTAAGATAAGTTTTACCCGGCTCAATCACTGGTGCTGGAACTCCCGTGATTAATTCTTGTTTTAGAGCAGAGGCACCAAATGTCTGTCCTCTGATTAATTCTGCTCTTTTAATTTGTTGAGGAACAGTCTTTTTATCTTTAACAGGCGCTCTTTGTTTTCTACGAGTTTTTTTATCATCTACTTTCATGAGATTGTCAATTTCTTCATCTATAGTTCCTGCTTGTTTCTTCTCACTTACAAATCCATACATAGTAGCAAGGTCTTTACGCATCTCCCGTCCATCTGATACAAATTTAATCATTATTGAAGTTTCTCGTGGTGTATGATCTTTTAATATTTCTGCTTCTACATTTTTACCACGCAGATTCATCAATACTCTCGCACCTTTCTTTAGTTTAGATCCATCTCGTTTTATAAGGTCTTTTACATATTGTCTGCGTTCTGGAACAGAATGTTTTGATATTGGGGTTTTTCTGTATTCAGAGATATTCATTTTATAAATTAATAAATATTTTATTTATTTTATAATATTTATTTTCCTATCTTTTTCATTGTTTCATTATGTGCTTTTGTAAAAGATTTCCCTTCACGCATCAACTTCCTCATCATAGTCATATGTTTTGGTGTATGGTGTTCTTTATGTTGTTTTAATTTATCTTTTTGTAAATCAGTTAAACTTGTTTTTACTGTTGTCTTTTTAGTTGAATTTTTATTACTATACATTTATATATATATATACTTATTTTTTTTTATTTTCGTCTAAAATTTGAGACACTATATTAAATCTATTTGGATTCAATTGTTTAGTTATCTTATATATAACACTTGAATATGGATCAACTTCCGCAAGAGACTGGTCAGGATTATGTATTGATGTTGTTATTGATGATATTATTTTAGGTCTTGTAAATACAAAATCTAACGGTGAATCTAATGATACAAAATAATCACCGTAATCATTCGATTTAGGTATAGTAGCAATAACTGGAAAAAGTTGTCCTGAATCTTGACCACCTATATATTGAGAATCGTCTAATACATCAGACCTTATACAAAAGTATGGACTGATTAATTTTCTCGGTAATCTTGGTGCTGATAATTTTATAGATGATGCTGGTTTTGTTATTGCTACATATTGTTCATATTTCATACCTTTTCTAAAATAATCTACTATTGATGTTACATTAAAACTCATCGTTGATGGTAGTTGTAAATTATATATACCTGCTCCCCATATATTTGTTGCTAAATCCATTGTTGCTAATTGATCTACTTCAGCATTTGTCATAGCATATGGTAATAAATCTTTGTTATCATTACCCACTCTTGTAGTCTGGTCATTGAGACTTGTTGATGAAGCATTAAACTGATTATAATCAAATCCTAATATACCCCATATTCCATTATTCCATTGTGTTTCACTATATCCAAAATCTCTTATTATTATCCCACTTAATTGATCAAATATTGTCCATTTTGAAAATGATGGATTTAAAAAATCTATATCATATGGATTCCCTCCTATTGTTAATCCCGTTTCTGAATTAGCACCATATGGTATCATATCTGGTGTATAATTATTACTAAATATCCGTTTATTTATTTTATATACTTTATCACCTGCTGTAGCAAATTCTTCTACATTTGTTGAACCAGCATTAAATCTGTTTTGAATTCTTTCAGATGTATGTAATTGTGAAAACTCAAATTTGTTACTTGTAGTATTATATTCCAATAATGGTTCATTAGCACCCATATATAATTTTTGTTGAAATAAATATGTCTCTAATTCATCTGTTGTATATGCTGTAGGTAATTGATAATTGAATGAATTGGTATCTGGTGGATTTCTATTCCATCCACTTAATATACCATAACATACATTACCATAAGCCATAAAATGAGAATCTACACCTATTTGTGTTTTTCTTTTAATATTACTACCATTTGTCCCTCCATCATTTAACATAAAATATGGATTCGGTATTGATGTAAAACTCGCACTTAATGTTGAATCATCTAAGAATCCAAGTTTTGATGTTGTTACTGATATTACTTCTAATCCAAGAGAATCTATATGTTTTTTAAATATACCATAACTATATCCACTTTCCCAAGAATCACCTTCCGTCTCTATATTTTCATATGCTGGATTAAAATCTACAAATACAGGAACACTTTGTAAATTTGGAACACCATTCTCATAATCTTTCAAATAATCTGTTCCAAGTTGTCTTTCCAGTGTGTTATCCACTGATTTCCTTTGTGTATCATTTACTATGTTCATATGTAAAAATCTACTATTATTCTCTGTTGTAAAACCTCTATATTGATTATATTTATTCTCAAATAGTTCTGGATGTTTTCCTTGTTCAATAAATACATCTTTTAATTTTCTCATATATTCTTTATTATTCCATAGTTCTCCTAATATAATTGTATGATTATTATAATCTGTTGATGATGGATCATTTGATACTGGAGCATCCATATCAAACATAGAGGCATTCATATTAGTTTCTATAGCCAGACAGGCATATGATATGTTAGGAACAGCCCCAGCCACTCGTGAATTTAAAAGGTCTTTATAATAAGACAGAAATTCTCTACCTTTTATAAATAATTCTGGTCGTTTTACACCTATATGTTGATGACCTGCTAAATACAGTAATGACCTATCATCATCTGTTGTTGATGATTCCCATTCATCATAATATGCTTCATTTAATGTTGTGGTTGAACCAGCATAAAATGTATGATATGTTGGTGAATTTATTTCTACAGTTGCTGACCTATATTGTAATATATTTATAGCCTTATAAGTTGCTATTGATTCTATTGTCTGTATCTCAGGTTGTGATTGTTTTCGTAATTTATTTGTTATCAAACTTGCTACACTTTCTGGAGATTTAAATCCTGTATCTATATCTATATCTAATTTTTCAATATATTCTATGTAATCTAATTGTGCTGGTGATGTTAATGAACCATTTACTATATCTGGTAATGTTGTATCTGTTTGATTACCATATCTTGTTTCTGTTTGAATAAATATTCTCATCCTTTTATTATTCATAACTGGTCTTAATATATTTACTTGTGATGAATTCACATCAACATATTCGAACCAATAGTAATCATCATCACAATAAAACATAGATAATTGATCATAATTAAATGTTGAACCTGTTTCTGTTATTAATGCTGAATTATTATATGGACGACCTAATGCTACTGAATCGTGTGAAGTATTCCAATCTGTATTTAATAATGCTGATGAATATACAAATCTTCTTGGTAATCCAAATGTATTTTCTCCATTATTAGTTATATAATAATTATATAATAAAGATGTTTTATTTGTAAATATTTCTTTTTCTTCAGATGTATTTGATGCTGTTACTCTTTCATATCCCATTACTTTACTATTTGATCCACTAATAAGATTATGTTTTGTTATTTGTGTATATGTTAATGACCGTCTTTCTAATAAGTCGTTTGTAATCTGTATCGCATTATCATCTGAACCAGTCTCAGATATATATGCTTGATGTATAGATACTGTATCTCCAGCATTCACTTTTATACCATCTCCCATCTTATTTGTATATAAGGCTGGGGTTGTTGTATTACCACCCTTATATTCAGATGATTGTTGAACTGAACAGTCAAGTAAAACTATGTGTTCTGACATATTATTATATTATAGAAATTTATTAAAATTTATTAAAAACATACATCAAAAAATCCTTCTTGTCCATATTTATGTCCTAATGCTGAATTGATTTTATTCTTTACAATAGTTTTCTGATTCTCTTCTTCAAACTTAACTTTCTTTGCTTGTTTTCGTGCTTTTCTTTTTACTTCATACTCTTCTAATGCTTCTTGTGATGCTTTTTTAGTAATTTTAATAATATCATCATGAGTTATATTATTTGTTATATTCTCTGTCTTATGAACTACATTATTTACTACTGGTCTTTTTGCTTCCATCTCTTGTTTCTTTTTTTCGTCTTTCTTTTGAGTCGGTGTAGGCATCTCTCCTTTTTGTCTTAGTTCTTTATTCTTTCTTCTTGTCTCTAATCCTTTTGCTCTTGCTATAGCAAGTTTCTCTAATGCTTCTGGTGTCATTGTTCTTGTCCTTTTAGGTTTTTTAATAGTAGGAGCATTTTCTAATATCTCTGATTTTTTAAATACATCATCTACATCTATCTGAACCTTTTCAGGTAAAGGTTCAGGTTCAGGTTCAGGTTCGATTTCAGGTTCTATTTCTTCTTCTGTATCAGATTCTATAACTACTTCAGGCATTTTGTCCATATTGATTATATTTCTATAAAATATTTTAATTATTTTTTATAAATTTTTATTAAAATCTAAATATTGTATATAATGAGTGAAAAAATGTTCATGAAAGCACCATCCATTATACCTGTTCAAGAAGAAGCACCAGATAAGCGTATCAAACCAGTTCATCCTAATTTTATAAAACCTCCCGCATTACTACTGGGTATAGGGGCAGTCAAGTCAGGTAAGACCACACTAATAAACAACTTATTATTAAGACCATATGAAGAAGGATTTTATGGACAGGATTATTTCGATAATGTTCATATTATATCAAATACCGTGCGAAATGACCCCACAGCACGATACTTATTAAAAGCATTTGATGTTGAAGACCATTATACAGATGGTATGATTACTGATTTAGTAAAAAAACAAAAATCATATGGTGAAAAGAAAGATATGCCTTTCATAGCATTATTATTAGATGATATACTTGGATCAAATATGAAAAGAAATAATGAAATTAGTTTCCTTGCTACCAGATACAGACACCACAATATAGGATTAATGGGTATATTCACACAGAATTTTAAATCTGTTGATACTATATTAAGAAATAATGCTACTGATATTATCATTTTTAAACAGACAAATAATAAACAACTTATACAAATAGCAGAAGAATTTCATCCACCTTTTCAGAGTATAGAAATGTTTTTAAAAATATATCACAAAGCAGTTGCTAAAAAATATGATTTCTTATATCTAAAAATACAAGAAGGTAAGGCATTAAGGTCTTTTGAAGAAGTTATATATGATGATGGTAAAATGTTAGGTGAGGATGTAGAACTACCAGAAGATGTAAAATCTGTCATAGATGAGGGTAATTCAGCGTCTAAATAATTAGACACTTGCTCCCACCATTCACTCCATAATTGATATAGGGATTTTATTTATCACAATATTTCTTAGGTTAAATCTGAATTGCTCACTTGCTCCCTTAAAAAATATATCTTCTAACAATACTAAAAAAAAATAAAAAAAAATAAATAAATAATAAAAAAAAAATTTCACATGATACGAATATAATATTTCAAAGAGCAATTAGTAATTAGGGTAATTCATTATTTTATATACTAAGATTAATTATTATATATATATTTTGTTCTTAATTATAGAGTGATATAAAAGGGTAATTCAAAACTGATAAAAAGATATAAATTTAGTCTGGTATAAATTATTTTATATATATTCTGTAGTTAATTATGGAGTGAAAGTGATGAGGGTAATTCAGACTTAATAATAAGTCGCTATTACACCTTTTTATATATAATAAAAAAAGGGACTCGGTTATATTTCTGAAAATTTATATTATATATAATATAAAATGAATGAATCAACAATTCAAAGAATATCTGAAATGATATACGGTGATACTGAACCAACAAAAGATCAAAAAAGATATGTAAAGACAAAGTTTGATAAAATACTTTCTGGTGAAGAAAGTTTATATATTAGAGATAAATCACAATCAACAAATCTTGTAGAAGGTATATGTCAATTAATAAAAGAACTTGAAGATTCTATAAAAAAGAAAAGACAAAAGAAACAAGTTAATAATGATGTAGTAAAACAAAGTGATTGGGATTTTATATCGAATAAATATCAAGATGTGTTAGTAGAAATAAAACAAGTTAAAGATGAATGTAATCAAAAAATTAAAGATGTAGAAAATGAATATTATATGAAACTGAAAAGTGATCTTCTTGATACAAAACCTCATCAAGATTTAATAAATCAATATATTCAATTAGATGAAGAACATATAAATTTACAAAATAAATTACACAGAAGTGATGAAAAGATTCAAGAACAAAGAGATACAATAGATGGTTTATATGAAACAATGTCTAAAGTAACTGCTGATAATAAAGATAATAGTAAAATAAGAAAACAAATAGAAAAAGAAATGTCTAAAAATGAAGACGAAACTAAAAAACAATTACAGAAACAAGTAAATAATTTAAAAAAATTATTGAAACTTGAACAAGATAAGAATGTGTTGTTAATTAATAATTCTTTATAATATATTCTTTAACAATTTTATCTTTTTTTCTTGTATTATAATTAAAAGTAATCTCAATACAATTGAAATCTTTGAATAATTCAGTTGTTATAGGTGTTATATCAATTGATAATACAAATTTACCTTTTATATTTTTTAATATATCAACCATTTCTTTGAAATCAATACCAGATTGATATTCATAATAATTTTTTTTTAAAGCAATATCATAAGGTGGGTCAAGATAAAATAGAGTATCTTCAGAATCATATTGATTTATAATATCTTTGTAATCATATTGTTTTATAATTACATTTTTAAGAATGTCTGAATAGATAGACAAATCTTTTTTATATGTATGATTTGTATGACGAGAAGTTGTAAATACATTACCCATTCCATTAAATGAATGATGAGTTACATATAATGATTTATATAAATCTTTATCACCATTTTTAATATCATCTCTAAACTTATTCCATAAAGTTTTATCAGGTATCCAATCATAATCATTATTATTAAATGTCTTATTATTTAGACATAATTCTTGAACTTGTGTAAATATATTATATATCATTGGATCTAAATCATTTAATACAGATTGTTGAACAGATGGTTTTTGTAAAAAGATAGCACCACTTCCTAAGAAACATTCAACATATATTTTATGTTCTTTAAAATGTTCTATAATATCTTTACTTTTTTTATACTTACCACCAAATCTTGAAAATATTAACTTCATATAATATATAATATTATATTATCGTTTTTTTTCCGACTTATTACTAAGTCCTTTATAATCAAAGACATTTTTACTTCTTACTTTCTTACTTTGAGCAATACTATCTTTGACTTTGAATTGTAATGATGAATTTGGTTGTCCATTATTTAACACAGGTTTCATATAAGTAATCTTGGGCATATTAATATGTGAAATATTTTTAATTTAAAATATAATATTATTAAATATATAAATGAGTTTGTTGATAACCAGTAATACCCCACAAAATGACGCAGGACAACTTACTGATGGTATTAATCGTCCATTCAGTTATACTAATCATTTACAAGATACATTAAAAATACCTGCTAATTCTGAAATAGCAGTTCAATCTGTAAAGATAAATAGAGATGGTGTTATCTCTATTAATAATGGACAACAGGCAGGTATATATTTTGGTGAAGAATTAACTTCAGGACAAACTAACAGAGAGGTTAATTCATTTGTATCATCAAACAGTTTATTATATGAAGATGATCAAACTGGTGGTGGTCAATTTGGTGATGAATTTTTTGTAGGTAGTGTAGAAAATGTAGCAGAATTGATACAAAGAACGGGTAATAGAAGTATGGCTCATCCTAATTTACTTGAAAATAATGATAGTTCTCTAAACCCAGGATTTAAATGTTCTGCGAAAAGAAATGCTTCAACACAAAATTTTGAAGGATTTGAATATACTCTGCGTAATGCTGATAGTAGTAAAAATGCTTCTAATATATCAACAAACTGGTTAGGTAGTGATGGTAGGGAATATACTAAAACAGGTTTAACTTTAAAAAATACTACAGGTGAATTTGATTATGCGATTGGTGTAGATTTTCCATTATCACAAGCATCAGGGACATTTTCAGCATCAATTACAGAATATGATATATTTCAGGAAATAGGATTAACAAGATGTTTAGGGGATACAAATATAGGAGCAGGTGGAGAGGAACAATATGTGCCTGACTGGTTCGATGGTTCTGGTGAAGATTTCTATGACTATCAAGTAGAAATAGAAAATGATAATGTAATTAAAGTATTTCATGCTACAGAAAATGGGGGTGCTGAACTTGAATTAGTAGAATATGATTATAGATGGATGAATGGTGGTGCTTATTTTAATGCTTCTGATGATGGAATTGAAAGAGTAGATTTTATTGTTAAAGGTGAAAGAGTAAAAATATCATTGTTCAAAGGTGCTACAGAATATGTATTAACTGATGGGACAAATAATACATCAGCAAGTAATGTAAAACCTACTTGTATGACTACTCGGTTTTTATTTCCTAAGATAAGATTAGAAAATGGTGGTAGTATTGATATAAGGGGTTTTGATGGTGTAGATCTTAAACACTTTGCTTATGGTAATGATCTATTTGGAATTGCTACTAATTTATCTTTTGAAATTACACCATTTCTTGACTGGT